TAGAGATATAATTTTTGTAGCTCTACCTACTCCACACCATCACGATTATGATGGTCGTTATCCTACAAGTCATTTACCCCCAAAAGATTTTGATTATAGAATAGTAACTTCAGCTATATCGGCTATTGATAAATTTGTAGATAGTTCTACATTGATAGTTTTAATCTCCACTGTGTTACCTGGAACAGTTAGACGAGAGATTGCTCCGTTGGTAAAGAATGGTCGTTTCATTTACAATCCATATCTTATTTCACAAGGAAGTGTGAAGCATGATATGAAATATCCTGAAATGATGATCGTTGGTACNGAGNCAGGACGATGGGATAAAGATGTTACATTGATTAAGAATTTTTATGATGCGTTTGTTCCTTCAAATATCAGNTATGAATTTGGNACNTGGGAAGAAGCTGAAGCGATTAAGATTTTCTATAANACTTTCATCTCAACTAAAATTACATTAGTGAATATGATTGCNGATGTNGCAGAAGGNATCGGNCACATGAATGTTGATGTGGTGACAGATGCTTTAAAGAAATCAACNAAAAGAATTATGGGCCAAGGTTACATGAGTGCNGGNNTNGGTGATGGNGGTGCTTGTCATCCTAGAGATAANATNGCNTTNAGAAGTTTGGCAGAAAGATTAAACTTGGGTTATGATTTGTTTGATGCTATTATGNNNGCNAGAGANAAACAAGCTGAGTTGATGGCACAAAAAATTATAAGCCTAGGACATGATGTATGTATTCTAGGTAAGGCATTTAAACCTGGTGTAGATCAAGAAACAGGATCGCCAGCCATACTACTGGGATCTTTTATAGAGGCTCATTCTAGACAAGTTTTTTATGATGGCCATCCGAAAGAAGTTGCACAACCTTTAACGTATGTGATGCATGATCATAAGAGATTTGAAGATTTTGATTTCAATTATGGAAGCGTGATCTTTGATCCGTTTAGAAAAACAAAACAGACGGATGACTTGACACAGAGGGGCATTATAGTGTATAATTATGGAGACACTGTGGGAATTCCTATGGAAGGAAGGAGTGATCCTGGACGATTATGAAAAAGAATGAACCGCCATATCAATTGAAACATTATCTTAATGCAATTAACCATGAGAAGGTTGATTTGATGGGAGGTGAAGATGAGTTTTGGGAGAAGANNTACCCAGCGTATATAGTAAATAAAGCTTTGTCAGCTTTTCTAGATTGTATTTTGTATGTGAATGAAATGAACCGCTTACACCACCTTGATAAGCGTTTACAATTTCAATTTTTTCTAAATAGTATAGGGCCAAAAAGAAGATTTAGTAAGTGGTTAAGGTCTAGTAAGATTAAAAATCTTGAGTATGTTAAAGAATATTATGGCTATAGTAATGAGAAAGCTANACAAGCACTTGACATACTAGATGATGAANAAATTGAACATATNAAAAGAATAATANATCGAGGTGGTAAACATGGAAGAGTTGGAGTGGACTCCNGACTTAATGCTNGAGGTGACGTTGAATGAAGCNGATGATTTTTTAAAAGTTCGTGAAACACTATCCCGCATAGGGGTTGCCTCTCGCAAGGAGAGAAAGTTATACCAATCGTGTCACATCCTACACAAACAAGGNCGATATTTTATCGTACATTTTAAAGAGTTGTTTGCCCTAGACGGCAAACCTACCAATATATCAATTAATGATTTAGAACGACGAAATACGATTGCAGGGTTATTGGAGGATTGGGACTTGGTAAAGATTATTGGTAACAATGAGTATAAGGCTCCGTTATCACAAATAAAAGTTTTATCTTATAGAGAAAAAGATGAATGGGTGTTGGAAACAAAATATAATATTGGTAAAAAACGTGAGGAGTAATATATTATGGCGGTAAAATTATTGAGATTAAAGTCTGGGGAAGATATTGTAACAGATGTTAAAAATGAAAATATAGAATACACTACAATAAAGTTACCAGCAATGCTGGTACCTATGAATGCTAGTGGTTCACAAGTACAAATGGCATTGACACCCTGGTTACCTTTTAGTGATGATAAAGAATTTGAAATCCCTACTGATTGGATTTTAATAACATCTGAACCAGCACAAGACATCGCAAATAATTATAATCAAATGTTCGGGTCAGGCATTGTAGTGCCTAAAGTGAGTGGAAAGACTTTACTTAACGAATGATTTGTGATATAATTATTATATGAGTGATTTTTATATCAATGTAATCCAGCATGGTAATCAGCTGTTAATTCGTGAAGTAGATAAAGGTAAGCGTGTAAGTCGCCGGTTAAAATGGCAACCAAAATTATATGTTCCCTCCCCAATAGGCTCTGAATGGACGACTTTAAGTGGTCAGCCATTAGATTCTGTTAGTTTTAAATCCATAAAGGATGCTAGGAATTTTATACAGATGCATCAGGGTAATCCTGATGCTGTTTATGGTTTAGACAACTACCAATATGTTTATATAGGAGAAGAATATCCAGACTATGTAAATTGGAGTATGGATAAAATGCTCACGATTACTTTAGATATAGAAGTGGAGTGTGAGAATGGATTTCCAGATGTTAGTAAAGCTGATGAACCATTGTTATGTATTACAGTAAAGAACCATTCTAATAAATCAATTATGGTGTGGGGTATTGGTGAATATATAAATGATAAAGTACGTTATATAGAATGTGAAGATGAGTTAGATTTAATTAAAAAGTTTTTGAATTTCTGGTCTAAAACACAACCAGATATTATTACAGGATGGAATATTCAGTTCTTTGATATACCATATCTATGTAATCGTATTAGTAGGTTGTTGGGCGAAGAAGAAATACAAAAGTTCTCACCGTGGGGTATTGTAAAAGGTGATACAGTAACACAGTATGGTAAGACGCACCAGAAGTATAATATTTTAGGTGTTTCTATACTTGATTATCTTGATCTGTATAGGAAGTTTACATATGTTAATAGAGAATCGTATCGGTTAGATTTCATAGCTGAGGTCGAGTTGGGTGAAAAGAAACATGAAAATCCACATGAAACATTTAGAGATTGGTATACGAATGATTATCAATCGTTTGTAGATTATAATATTCAAGATGTAGAACTTGTTGATGCACTAGAAGATAAGATGAAACTTATTGAATTGTGTATTACATTGGCATATGAGATGAAGGTAAATTTTGTTGATGTATATTCACCGATTCGGATGTGGGATATTTTTATCTATAATTTTTTAAAAGAAAAAAAGATAGCTATTCCGAGAAAAAGGTCACACCAAAAAGATGAGAAGTATGTGGGTGCATATGTAAAGGAACCTCAGACAGGGTTGCATAATTGGGTGATGTCGTTTGATTTGAATAGTCTATATCCTCATTTGATTATGCAGTATAATATTTCACCAGAAACTTTAGCCAAAGAAGCTAATCCTTCAACGTCAGTTGAGAGATTGCTTACAGAAGAAATAAAAATACCAGATGACGGTTATGCTGTTACTCCAAATGGGGCGAGATTTAGAAAAGATATTCAAGGATTTCTTCCAGCTATGATGGAGAATATGTATAATGATAGGGTGAAGTTTAAGAAGTGGTCTTTAGAAGCTAAACAAAAATATGAAGATACACAAGATAAGCAATATTTAAATGATATATCGAAGTATGATAATATTCAGATGTCGAGAAAGATTGCTTTGAACAGTGCTTATGGCGCAATAGGTAATCAGTACTTTAGATATTATGATGAACGTATGGCCGCAGCGATTACAACTGCTGGTCAGTTAGCAATAAGATGGATTGAAAATGATGTTAATAAGTATCTCAATAAGATTTTACAAACAGATGACAAGGACTATGTTATTGCATCGGATACAGATTCGATTTATGTCTGTTTTGATGAATTGGTATCTAAATCTTTCAACGAAAAAAGTGATATACCAAATGATAGAATTGTCTCCTTCTTGGCGTCTGTGGCCAAAGAGAAGTTGGAACCTTTTATTGATGAGAGTTATAAAAGGCTTGCTGAGTATGTCAAACCTTATCAACAAAAGATGGTGATGTCCCGTGAAGTTATAGCTGATAAGGGTATATGGACAGCCAAGAAAAGATATATTCTCAATGTGTATGATAGTGAAGGTGTACGTTATAAAGAACCACAGTTAAAGGTGATGGGGATAGAGGCTGTGAAATCTTCCACACCAGCTCCGTGTAGGGAGATGATTAAGACTGCATTGAAAATAATTATTAATGAAGATGTAGAAACATTAAACACATTTATACAAGCCTTCCGTAAAACTTTTATGAACTTAAATCCAGAAGATATAGCATATCCTAGGTCTTGTAATAATTTACAGAAGTATAAAAGCGAATCCAATATTTGGTCCAATGGAACACCGATGCATGTTAAGGGGGCGTTGGTGTATAATTATATATTGAAACGAGATAAATTAGTAAATAAGTATCCACTTATACAAGAAGGGGATAAGATAAAATTTCTTGAAGTAACAACACCAAATGCATATCGAACTAATGTTATTTCATTTATGACGAGGCTTCCGAAAGAATTTGACTTGCATAATCAGATAAACTATGATATAATGTTTGATAAGAGTTTTGTTGAACCTTTGACGTTTATATTAAAACAGATTGGGTGGAACGTAGATCGTAGCTATGGAACAGCTACAACATTAGAGCACTTGTTTGGATGATTGTTAATACATTATGGGGTTCTGAAGAACAAAAAAGTAAAATCTGTAAGTATTGTAAGAAGGAGAAAACACTTGATAAATTTCACAATAACCCGACACGGTATCAAGGGTTGGGTGATGGTAAATTTAATATGTGCAAGGTTTGTGCTCATGCTGACCGATCATTTCGGCGGCGACTTACAAAAACAGCACCTGCAAAACCGAAAGTTTGTGAATGTTGTGGAGATGAGGTTTACGACACGCCAGGTAGCCGTTTGGTATTAGACCATGACCATGACACTAAAATTTTTAGAGGATGGATATGTTCGTCGTGCAATCTTGGTCTTGGTAAATTAGGAGATATTTTGGAGGGTGTTATGAAAGCAGTGAGGTATTTGTCCTAATGATACAAGAATTATATGATTATTTGCATGAGCAT